TTGACATTAATACTCTTTAATACTGACCTGTTTACATTAAATAAATGTGGGTTAATTCTACTCGAGAATTCAATATCAAATTCTTCTGGGTATTCGAAAAACACACCACCACCAAAACCAATTGATGGATGCATTGCCTTTTCAAACGTGTTAATAACATTTTTAATTGCAGTTGATTCTTCTGCATTTCTTGCAATAAATTTATATGTGAAACCAAATTCCCTAAAGTTTACATTATCAAAAAGAACAGCAGTGTGCGGGTTAATAGCTATGCCTTCTGCCACACCGATACCACTCATGATTTGAGATGCACCACCAAGTCCTGCAAGTCCACCAACCAAACCACCAAAACCTCCCATTTTTGCTGAAGCAAAAGTTGTAGCAGCAACAGCAGCAACAGTGAACCCTTCTGCTTTTGTTAGGTCTGCTTCATCAGTTTGATCTCCTCTTAAAGCACCACCTGCTCTTTCTAATATTTTTCCTTGAACATCAGAAAAACCTTTACCCAAATCATCCATGGATATCTTACCAGCAGCAACCTTTCCTAAAACGTTAAGGTTTTCATTATTATAACCCACACCATGTTGATTAGTTAAATTTGATGGAATTGGTAATGTGATGCTAATAATAGAACTTTCCTTTTCGACTGTTTCTTTACTTGGTCGTCTGCGATCCATTACGTGAAACGTCATATAATGTTCATCATCTAAATCCAAAGGAAATTGTAATGGTGCATTATATTTGCCACCATTTGATTGATATAAAGCACCAAGTGGTCCTGATGACCTCCATCTCTTTTGTCCTTTATTAATTAATTGTCTGAAGTTGCCAGAGAAGGAAAATCCATCTTTACCATACCCAATATTTCCTGGAATGTTTTCATTAACCTTTCCGAGAATACTCCCTTGTAATTGATTTATTGCCTGACCTTTTAAATTTTTAAGATTGAATCCCATTAGAATTGACCTAAATAGATAATTATACAATATATTTATAACGACAAGTGAATGAAATTCTATCAAGGTAAATTTAAACCGAGATTCCCTAAGAAATATAAAGGTGACCCAACGGGAATAATCTATAGAAGTTCTTGGGAATTGAGTTGTATGTCATACTTTGATAAGAACCCAGATATCATCTGGTGGGCAAGTGAAGAAATGATTGTGCCTTATGTATCACCGATAGATGGCAAGAAGCACAGATACTTTCCTGACTTTATTATTAAGACTGCTAAAGGTAAAACGATAATGATTGAAGTTAAACCAGCATCTCAATCTAAAGAACCCCAGAAAAAGAAAAGGGTGACTAAGAAGTATTTAAACGAAGTTAAGACGTGGGGTGTTAATCAAGCAAAATGGAATGCTGCAATTAAACATTGTAATAAAAAGGGTTGGGAGTTCCAGATAATAACAGAGAAAGAATTGTTTGGCAAACGTTATAAATAGTATTTATGGCAAGTGTATTTGACGATCTATTATTAAAAGGAATTAGGCAAGGACATGCTCCTGCAAAAACTGATGCAGCAAGAAAATGGTTCAGAGAGAAGTCCTCAAAGATCGGCAGAACTAGATTAAAACCTGAAGAGTTACTTAAAGAAGCAAGAAAAAAGAAAGACACAGTTGAGATTGGTCATATGTACCATTTTATATATGACCCAAAAGGTAAAAAGACTTTACCTTATTATGATACGTTTCCTTTAATCTTTATGGTCGGTGAGGCAGAAGGTGGGTTCTACGGAATTAACCTTCACTATTTGCCACCGAAGTTGAGAGCAAAATTAATGGATGCATTATATAATTTATCAACCAGTAAACAATATGATGACAAAACCAAATTGAAATTGTCATATAGTATTTTGAGTGGGGCAAGTAGGTTTAAGTGGTTCAAACCAACCTTTAAGCATTACTTAGTTAATCATGTTAGATCTAGATTTATGGAAATAGAAGCACCTGAGTGGGACATAGCACTTATGTTACCTACAAGCAGGTTTAAATATGCAACCACACAAAAAGTTTACGCAGATAGTAGGAAAGCAATCTAATGGCACATAATTCAGGGTTTAACGTACAAAACATAGTATCATCTATTAATAAATCTGGAGTTGCTGCTTCAAGTCATTTCGAAGTACATTTGCCTGATTGGATTAATAGCAATTCTAGGGAATTGTTATATCGTGCTGATAGTGCAAATCTCCCAGGAAGAACAGTAATGACAACGGAACATAAGTTTACGAACTATGGTCCGATTAATAAAGTTCCTTATGGTCAAATATATGGTGATGTTACTATAACATTTTTATTGAGTGAAGACTTGAGAGAAAAGGATTATTTTGAGACTTGGCAAAGCAAAATAATTGACACTGGTTCAAACAATTGGAGAACTTTCGGCAGAAGTAAATTTAATGTTGAATATTTTGATAACTATGCTAGCAATGTCGACATCAGACAATATGGTTCTAATGGTGGGTTGAGGACTATCCATACCTTAAGAGAAGCATATCCAATTATGATTAGTGATATTGCAATGGCATGGGGAACTGAAGAACCTGCTAAACTATCAGTAACATTTGCATATAGAAATTATAAGTTTGTACAAGTTGATAACAGCAATCAGCCTGGTGTTGGAATTAGTGGTTCAATTAATTGGGGTAAAGATAAACTAGCAGGTGCATTAAATATACCTGGATTTGGTAATATCTTTGGTGATAATAATTTGGGTGTTAATATGAATGCTGCGCCAGGTTTATTTTCATTAGATGGTATAGGGAACCTTTTAGGTGGTGCTGGAGATCTTATTGGTGATGGTTGGGATGCTGTAACTGGCGGTGGTGATAAGAGAAAACTTAAAATTGCTCAAATAAGAGGTGATGGTGGTGAAGGAAAAAGAATAGCACCTAGTGGTGATGCTGGTGGGATTGACTATAAGAAAAATGCTTATAAGAAAAACTTTATGAAAGCATTACCTAGTTGGAAGAAACGAAATCTTGATAGAGTAACTGACAGTAATAGAGATTTCTTCCAACCAAATGCCCTTGAAGACAACTTAGCAGTTTGGGATGATGGTCAGTTACCAGCATCTGGTAATGCGACTGAGTATAAGAAATCAAATTATACCAAGAACTTTATGAAAGCAATGCCATCCTGGAAGGAACGAAACCTTGATAGTATTACAGAAACAAACAGAGATGTTCACCCACCAAACACATTAAGAGATAATATGGCTGTGTGGGGTGAAGATGGTCAGTTGCCAGCATCAGGTAATGCGACTGAGTATTCTGGTATTACAACCCAAATGATGAAGAGAACTTTAGAAACTACTGTTCCTATAATCAACAGAATACCATCTGAAGGGCACATAACATCTAAGAATATAACAAGATTTAAGGACCATGGTGGAATAATTCATAGGCAGTTTGGCACACCACAACCTCCTTATGAAATGAGTCCCAACTGGAATGAGTCGTTAAAAGATTACACAGGAAGAACTGGATTGCCAGGAATCCCTTCTGGTCAGCAACTTCTTGACCAAAGAAAGCGAGATGACCAACTTCGTAACAAAATTAACATAAAACCAGTCAGGTTGGATTATAATAAAATTAAACAGGATTCAACTTACGACGTGACTGGTAACAAAGCGTTTTTCGCTAAAGGTGCTAATAATGGAAGACTACCAGCATCAGGTGATGCGACTGAATATAAGAAAGTCAAGCACAAGATAAAAGGTAATGGGTTGACCAAAGTCAGACAGTTTGACAACAAATCTAATAAAAAAATTGATGATTGGTTTAAAAAGAATCCAAATAAAAACCAAACACCATGGCTATAAATAATTTAATATAATAATGAAAGGAGTACATAATGAACTTACCAAGTTTAGTAACACCACAATTTAGCGCAACAATACCATCAACTGGACAAGAGATAGAATACCGTCCATTTTTAGTAAAAGAAGAAAAGTTACTTCTCATGGCACTCGAAGGTGGGAGTCAAAAGGAAATAACAAAGGCAACAAAGAATATTATCAAGTCTTGTGTTATAGATGAAATCAATATTAATCATTTAGCAACTTTTGATATTGAATATTTATTTTTAAAACTTAGAAGTAAATCAGTTGGCGAGGTAATTGAAGTTAAAGTTTCTCACAGTGATAAGGATAATGAGTGTAAGCATAGAACAGAAGTTTTGATTAATATTGATGAAATAGATGTTGTTGCTGATGATGATATTGATAATAGAATTATGTTAGATGATAAAATTGGCGTGGTTCTAAGATTTCCTGGAATTGATGATATCAATTTAATGGATGAAAATAAACCAGAAACAATGTTTGATATTATTAATAATTGTATAGATTATGTATTTGATAATGACAATGTTTATAATGATTTTACAAAGAAAGAAATTAAAGACTGGGTTGATGGGTTGAATCAAAATCAATTTTTAAAATTGGCAGAATTTTTCAACAATATCCCAAAACTTTCCCACAAAGTTGAATGGACTTGTGGAGAATGTGGTAAAGAAGATTCAATTACACTTGAAGGGTTACAGAGTTTTTTTATGTAGCATTAATGCATGATTCGTTATCGAACATGTATCAGTTAAACTTTGCATTAATGCAGCATCATAATTATTCTTTAACTGAGTTAGAAAATATGATTCCATTTGAAAGGGACATATATGTTACATTTTTAAAGAATTTTTTAGAAGAACAAGAAGAGAGACAAAAGAATGCCAAAGGATAATATAAATCACCTACCAGTTGTAGATGCAGTTGCTGAGTTACAAGATTCGAATACTGATAACAGGCAACGTCTACAAAAAAGTATGCGTGCAGGATTACTTAATGTTAAGAAATCTGTTGATTCTCTTTCTGGTGCATTTGAAAGAAGTCTTATTATTCAGGGTGAAGCACAAGCAGTATTGTTTCAATCCAATCTAGAATTTCAAGAAAGGTCTTTAGAACAAGGAAAACACTCTGGTCACTTAATGATGTCTAAGCTTACTGCGGCTGGTGCAGGTTTGGTGGCATTCTTTGAAACAAAACTTCTTAAAGAATTTCGTCAAATGTCCGAATATTTGAGATTGATTCTTGGTGAACAGATTGAGCAAACTGATGTCGGTGAAAAGAATGATATGTTCACCACTGAAGAAGAGTTGGAACGAGCTCGTGCGGAACGCAGAGACGCATCCATAAAAAAGAAACTTGAAGCTTCCAAACCTCCTCCTTCTGTGAAAGGTGGGTTCTTTGGAACCCTTGGTTGGTTACTAGGTGGCACATTAGCAATTGGTGTGGCAATACAGGCCTTTGGTGTTCAATTTATCAAAAATCTCACAATCTCGTTCAGAAAATACATGTTCAGCCCTGACTCGAAGTTTATAGCTAAACTTGCCAAGATGAAATCTGATTTGAATACCAAGATTGGGGCAAATTGGATTATTTATGCGGCCAAATTTAATAAGTGGTGGTCAGGTCTGCTCGACACCAGTGCTGCAAAATTATCTGCCTTCTACAAAAAATTACAAGGAAGTTCAAGAATATTCCGAATTATTGAGAGTTTTACAC